CACGTTCCTTGGGGCTGATCCAGCTAAGGCTGAAGCCTGAAAATACACCTTGCCCGTCTTGGTAAAGGTATTCAGTGCCGCTAATGCTGCTGACCGGATCAGGTGGATCGCTGAGGTTACTGATGTCTCGGGTGGTCAGAGTATTGTCGCTTTCAATCGCGTTGTAAATGCTGCTGTTGTATTGCAGGGCGGTGACGCCGTAGATGCCGTCGTCCGATTCAGCGACGTTGAGGACGCGGAATTGCTGAGATTCAATGTCGTCTGTTTGGATTAGCCAGATGGCGTTGGCGTTGGGTGCTTCGCTAAATGGGTTGCCGACCGTGATGGTGCGGTCGCTGATGGATTGGATCGGGCGAAGTTCGACGTTGCCGCTGGGCAGGATGACCGAAATACGCGGGTTACTTGCCAGATTGACGGACAGGCTGCTGCTGGAGTCAACCGTGATGGTGGTTGTGGTGGCAGAACTGACGCGACCGCTGCGGCGTGTGCCAGCCTTCATCGGGTCGGCAATGTCAATCACCATTCCAGGGCGCAGGATGATGCCGCTGTCGATTGACACCGAGAAGGTGACGGTTTCGGTCAGGTTTTGTTCGCTAAGGAGTGCCCACTTACCAGCGCGATGCGCTTGACCTTGGCTGTAACAACCGAGGGCTTTGATGTCTTTGTTGATGATGCCGTATTTGGCTACGGCGTCGGCGTCTTCGACGTACTCGTACTCAACTTCGCCGAGGGTGTCGTAGGACTGCCAGGCAACAGTTGCGACGCTGTGGCGAGCTTTTTGTGATGTGCCGCTGTAAACAAAAATGCCATCAACGACATTGCTTTGTCCCAGCAGATATTGCGAGTCGGTCGGTTTGTCCTGCTGGAGCACCAGCGAGCCGGCGCCGTAATACGCGATGCCACGGAACAGGCTGGTCATCTCTTGGATGACGTTGTAAACCTCGTCGCGGCTGTTAATTAGTAGGTTGCAGGAGAAGCGTGGTTCCAATCCGTTTTTGCCGTCGTCGACAAGGGCGTTGCAGTATTGGCTGATGGCGTAGAAGTCGTAACGGTCAAGGCTGCTGGTGGGGATGCTGGCGCCGTAACGGGTGTTGGTGAGCAAATCCCAGAGGCACCACGCTGGGTCGTTACACCACGTTGCAGCGCCGAAGGTGCCGTCCCAGACGCCGGAATAGGTGACGCGACCCAAGTACGTGGTGGTATCGACGCTGGCGTTGCTGGGCAGTTGGACTTTTTGCCCGCGAATCAGATACTTGCGGGTTGGGATTGAGTCGAACTGACGGGAATCAAACCGCAAAAATGCCAGTGCGCTGTTGGGGTAGCGCAGTTTTTCGTCGATGATTTCGGTGTAGCTAAACCAGTAAGTTTGGTTTTGGCGTTTGGTGCTGGATTCGTCGGCGCTGACGCGGATAACTTTGATGTCAACGGGGAACGCGCCAGACAGCGGGATCATGTAATCGCGCTGGTAGCGGTTGCTGGTTTTGCCGCTGATCGTGTCGTCTACGACGGTTGTGTAGCCGCCGGCGTTGTACTGGACTTGGATGCGGACTTGGACGCTGTGGCCAACAATGTCGCCGTCATCTTCGATAATTTGCAGCGATGGGACTTGCAGCGTGACGCGCACACGATCCACGTCGGAATCGGTGATGGTGCGGACAACGGGTGTGGCATTAACAACTTCGACGTTGACGCCTTCTTCGCTCTCGGTGCCAATCGCGTTGCTGATGTAGCTCTGGGCTTGCGTGCCAGTGCGGGTGACGACTGTGTAACCCTCGAAGTTGGCATTGCCAGCAGCATCCTTGACGGGAGTGCCTTCCAGATAAATGCCTTTTTCGCCATTTTCGATGCCGTCAATTTCACCTTCGCACAGCAGATCCAGCACGCTGGCATATTGAACCGACTGCAGTGAGTCGTCGGCTTCTGTTGGCGTGCGGCTTGATCCGCCACCACCGCCGCCGCCGCCCTTGCCGCCGCCACCGCCGCCGCCGCCACCACCAGCACCAAGAATCCGTGTCATATCAGTTGGTCAACGTCAAGACCGCTAGAAAGAACAGCGGAGCCAACGAATACGCGCCCGTATGCAATAGGAACCGGCAAACCTTGCTTTGCGGTGTTGACGATGCCGGAGAAAGTGAACGACTCAAACTTTGCAGCGTCGCGTCCGCGTTCTGTTGTGGTTGTCGATTGAACTGGGGCGGGTGAAAGTGCTTGTGCGACGCCACCCAACACAAGAGATGCGCCTAATCCGCTGAGCGCAACGCCCAAAGTTGTTAATGCACCAGCGGTGCCTGCTGTAGCTGCTGTGGCTCCAAAAATACTGGTTGCGCCAAACAGACCAGCACCGGGCAGCAAAAACGACAGCGCAATCAAGCCGACGCCAATACCGATTTGACCACCCAAGCCACCTGCACCAGCGATTACTGGAGTGATACTGAAGACTTCGCGCTCACTCCATGGACCGATAATTAATGCTGCATTTTGTTCGGTTATTTTTTCTTTTCCGAGAGTTACGCGATAACCAACGCCGTCTTGTTCGCTATCAATCAACCACTTTTCAAGACCGGGAAAATTGACGCAAAGTGCCTTGAGCGCCTGCGCTGGCGTGTCGGCTTCAAATTGGAAGCGGCACTGACCCAGCTTTTTGCGGAGTGCGCCGTAGACCTTAACGACTTTCATGCCGCAGGACTCGGGCGGTGCTCTTCAAATAATAACCGCCGTACAGATCACGGCTACTGAGTCGGCCTTGTAGGTGGTGCAGGATCAACTGGTCGCCCAAGTAGACGGCAGCGTGGTTGGGTAACGGTGATGCAAGCTGCATCAGGATCGCGTCACCGTACTCCATTTCCTCCAAAGGGATGGAGCGAAAGCCTTCATTGGCGAAGTTGTCTAGGTATAAATTCTCACCCCGTAGCCAGAACTGGTCGCGGCGGTCGTAGTCGCTCAGGTTGAGGCCAAATTCGCGGTTGTACCAGTCGCGGCACAAGCTGTAGCAGTCCACAATTCCGAAGACGAATTCGCGCCCCACGTAGGGCAGTTCAAAGCCTTCGGGTTCGCAATAGCCCCACTGTTCGGTCTGGGGGTTGACGATGTGCCAGGGCAGGCCAGATTTTTCGCAGGCAACGCGGTCGGCTTGCGATGGGGCGTGGTTGGTCTTCGGATGGCTATGTACCACGGCCACGATTTCGCCCTGTTCTTCGGCAGCAACGTAGTCAGCCGGATCCAGCACAAAGTGTTCGTCTGGTGTTTCGGCCATGTTGCGGCAGGGAAAATACCGCTTGCGGCCTTTGACAACAGCAACCAGCCCGCAGGATTCCCTTGGAAACTCTGTTTTGGCGTGCTCCAGGGCAGCTTCTTGGATGGATTTACTGAGTTTCATTGGGTCAGACCGGCGCCGGGGAAGGATCCAAAGGGCAATTCAGCGACTTCGCCGAAACGCAGCTTGCAAGAGCTGAGGCGTTTGCCGCATTTGTCCTGCGCCAGTGTGCCCACCACGTTGTCGTTGATGTCCCAGTAGTTGCTGCCGGTGTAGCCGCACTCGGTGCTGCGGTATTTCCACTGGCAGATGTTGGCGATGATTTGACGCTTGGGGATCATCACGCCAGCGAGATCGAATTTGCTGGCCAACTCAAAACTCACCGAGTCGCGGTTTTCGCTTGCTTTACGGTCTACGTACCAGACCTCATCGGGAAACTTGGCGTGTGGATCTGCGGCGGCTTCGCCATCTAGATATTTCTTGAGGGTGCGGATGCGTTTGACGGTGGCGCCACCGAGGTCGTTGCCGGAAGTGGTGGCGTTGACCAGCAACAACAACGTGGTAATCGCGCCGTCTAAGTTGCTGATGGTCAGTGTAGGGCGCGGCAGCGTACCCGTGTTGCTGTATTCAAAACCGTCGGCCTTAACGGGCAGGCGGGCGTAGGTATTGCCGTTCCAGGTGATGTTGCCAGTGACGTTGGCGTTGCAGCCGTTGTGCCAGCGGTAGGTGTCACTGCTGCCGTGCAGGGTGGTGTCCAGCGTCATCTCAAACAGTTCGATAATGGCGCTTGGTGCCAGTGCGGCCAGCTCCTCGTAGACGCTGCTAATCGCCGTCCAGACAACCGTGCCATCGGTAATGGTGCTGCCAATATCGGTTGGCCACGCCGGTTGAGTGCCGGAGCTGGTGCCAGCTGTGGCGCACTGGAAGACGAGGCCGGATGCCTGCAGGCTGCTAGCGCGAACAATCGCACCAACGGCATAAGTAGTTGAACTAGCCCAAGCCGAGTACGCCATCAGGGTTCAAATACTTGGCGAAAGCTGGCCGTAATCGTATTTACGTTGGCGTAACGCAGATCACGCGACCAACTCTCCACAACCCACTTGTAGGCGGTTGCTTCATCCAATGGCGTCCAATCAAAGCTGGCGTTGTCAGCAGCGCGTGCATCAAAAAACGCCTCAATGGCATCGGCATCCGTGCTGTCCTTGGCCGTCCAAGTCAAATCCCAAACGCGTGGGTTTTGATTCAGGCCATAGGTAAGGCGTTGCTCATAGCCATCACCAAACTGCACCTTGCGCACATTGGGTTGACTTTTACGTGACGCACCGAAATCAGGCGTGGTGCCGCCTGTACTGGTGCCAACAGTGGCGTCGTTGAAAGTGGCCATTACGCGAGCAAGCCTCCAGGACGTTTCTGCTTGATCAGCTCTTGCTGAACGGCGATGCCGATTGCCTTGCCAAGTGCATTGGCCTGTTGACCGTTGCCTTCAACATTGCTGCCATTGGCATCGACATTCACCACAACATTACCGACCCCGCCACCCTTCATGGTGACCGGGATAGTACGACCGTCGGGCAGAGGCACGTAGGCTT